ACTAGAAAAGGAACAAAATGATACTTAAATTAAAAGTGTGGCTACTCAAAAGGCTATTGCAAGATGTAGCAAAACAAGGTATTGAGGGTGATACTAAATTAGCGCACATTAATAAATTTGAAGATAGACTACTCAAGCAAATGGGTGGTGAGGGTAGTATAAACCCCAGCACTGGGTTGGTTCAGTATAAAGGTGGGGGCGGAGGTCAACAATCACAGACTTCAAATGAGCTAGATCCAGCAGTGCGACCTTATGTTGTAGATGCGTTAAGTCAACAACAATCATTATACAATCAAGGTCCAGCAGAGTATTATCCGGGACAGACTTACCTTGGAGCAAACACTAACCAACAAAATGCAATGAATCAAATGGGAGCAAATGCTAACGTTAATAGTGGCATGTTGCAGAACTCAACTGATTTAAACAACCAAATGATACAGGGTGATTATCTACAAAATAACCCAAACTTTGACCGTGTAATGCAAACCGCTGGGGATGCTGCTACAAAGCAATACAATTCGGCAATGCAAAACACTAACAGTCAGGCAAGTATGTCAGGCAGATATGGCTCAGATGCACATCAGCGTTTATCAAGCGACAACTCTTCTAATTTAGCTAATAGTTTATCAAACACAGCCGGGCAGTACGCATATCAGAATTATGCAAATGAGCGTGGTAATCAAATTAATGCTATGAATAATGCTCAAACTATCGCTGGAAATCAAAATGTTGGCGCACAAAATCTTGCTCAAGCTGGGCAGTACGAAGCTGGCTTTGATCAATCTGCACTTGATGCAGATATTGCAAGACATGACTATGGTCAGAACGCACAAGCTCAGTTACTGAGTAACTACACCGGGGCAGTTTTTGGAGCTCCGGGCGGCTCTCAAAGTGTAACAACATCATCAGGGGGAGGTAAATAATATGGCCGAGGCAATGTTATTAGGAGCGGGGTTGGGAGCTGGAACATCAATGTTATCTGGACAAGACCCACTAAAAGGAGCTGCGATAGGCGGTGCCATGGGTGGAGCATCTGCTGGATTTGGTAGTGCTGGAGTAGCAAGTGGAGCTGGTGCTACTAGTGGAGCTGCAACCGCAGCTGCAAATGGAAGTATGGTGCCATTAGCATCACAACAAGCTGCAAGCAGTGCTGCTTTAAGTGGTGTTGGTGGTGCTGGAACTGCAGCCGCAAACGGAAGTATGACCCCTTTAAGTAGCCAAATAGGTGGTGGCTTTCAAGATATGACAGGCTTAACAAATAGAGATATGTCAATGATGGCTATTCAACAAGGGCTTGGCGCTATGCAACCACAACAACAACAACAGTTACAACACGCAGCTGTGGGTCAAGGTATATCAAGACCACAAATGGACTTAGCACAAGGTGGAAGTACGATGAACTCTAACCCAAGATTTAAAAGACAGGGACTATTATAAATGGCTAACAACGAATGGTATAACGATTTATTTGGCAGTGGCGCTAATGTATTTGGTGCTGGTGGTGATGGTAACACACAAAAAATGATAGACATGGGGCTACTTGCTCCAGATGCTAAAGATAAAGCACAAAGTCAATCGTTAATAAGAGGTTTGTTAGGGACGGCTATTGGTTACGCAGCACAGAATAAGAATCAGGGGCATGGCTCTGCTGTACCTTATTTGGCTAAAGGATTGCAACAAGGAATGACCATGGCACAACAGCCATTTGACAGACTAGGCAAATCAGCATCTCAAAACATGCAACTTCAAAAGTATAAAGATAATAAAGAAGCTAAAGATAACTACAAAGAGTTTGGTAAAGGTTTAGGGCTTAAAGCTAATAACGATACCAGAACATTACAATACAAAACAAAGCTTAACTCTAAATTAACAGATGAGAATGGTAATCCAACAGGACCTACCATGTTAGATAGTAACTTTAGAAATGAAGTGCAAACAAAAGAGCAAGAGTATTTTAACAAACAAAAGTATTTAGATGATGCACTAGCAAAAGGTATTATCACACCTGAACAACACGCAGCTCACGAACCAGACTCTCCAGAGTATATGGCAGTTGGCGATCGTGTGTTTAATAAGTCAACTGGTCAGTTTACTGAAGGCGGTGGCGGTCTTAATTTAACTGTAGGTGAAAAGAAAGTAGATGAGAACTATGCAACACAATACTTTGAGTATATTAATAAATCAGCAGATGTGGATAAGCAAATAGATCAATTAGGTCTTGCTTTAAATACATTGCAAACAACTAAAGATGGCTCTATCTCTGGTAGAAGGGTTGCTGCCTTAGATGCTGCTGGAAAACTAGGTTATGTAGACCCTCAAGCACAAGCTGTATATGATCAAGTAACAGAGGTTGTTCAGCGTAACTTGAAGTTAATTCTTGGTGGACAATTTTCGGAAAAAGAGGGAGAAAGATTGATTGCTAGAGCATATAACCCAGCACTTGGACAAGAAGAAAACGCTAGAAGAGTTAAATCATTAATGACACAGATTAAATCTGCCAACGAAGCTCAAGCACAAATGGCTTCATACTTTGGAAAAGAAGGCACGTTAAAAGGATTTAATGTTAATCAAGAAGCAATAGCTGACTCTTTATATAGTTTATTCCCTGAGAATAATGTAGAAACACAAGAGGCTGAAGGAAATAATAACGACCAGTTAAACAATATCTTAAACAAGTACGAATAAAAGGAAAAACATGGCAACAGACCAACAACTAGAAAGTGCTTTGTATAAAGCTGATGCAGCTGGCAATACAGAAGATGCGAAGTTTATTGCAGATGAAATACGTAGAAGAAGAAAAGCAAATAAAGGTCCTGAAATCAACAACTTAGCAGAAGGTGTCAGAACGTTTGCTAAGGGGGCAAGTATGGGCTTCGCGGATGAAATCGAGGCTAAGGTAAGAACTACTCAATCATTAAATGATCAAATGGCAAGAAGTGACCAATTTAAAGATGCAAGAGTGCAACTACAACAATTACAAGCAGATAGATTCCAAGGTAAAGATGTTTCTAACGAGCAAGGGCAACAGCTAGCTCAAACAATGTCTAATGAAAACAATCAGTTAGCTCAACAACAAGAGACTAGATACAAGGGCGTGAGAGATGATTTAAGAGCCAAGAACGCTGAGTTTGCAAGACAGAACCCTAACTCAGCCTTATTGCTAGAAATGGCTGGTGGTATTGCTACACCGTTCTTAGGTGCAGCTAAAGCAGCCACTATAGGTGGTAAGGTTGCTAGAGGATCATTACAGGGTGCAGCTTATGGATCGGCATATGGTGCCGGAAATGCAGAGGAAATGGAAGATGTTACAGGTCAAGCAGCAATACAAGGTGCAATGGGTGGTGTTCTAGGTGGCGCATTATCAGGTGCTGGTGCAATTTTAGCACCAAAGGTATCTGGGGCAGCTAAAAAGCTTATGGAAAAAAATGACCTAACCTACGGACAAATGTCTGGCAAGGGTATGGCTAACACATTTGAACAAAAGTTAGGCAGTGTTGTTAATAATGTTAAAACTGGAAGAAATAAAGCTACCGCTGGTTGGAACAGAGAGATTGCGGAGGAAGTATTAAAGCCTTTAGGTAAGACTTTGCCAGAAGGCATTAGGGATAACAACTCAGCATCAAGATACATCACACAAACCGTTAATGAAGCATATAACGAAGCATTTGAGGGCATGAATGTAAAGCTTACATCTAAGCTTGACAAGCAACTTAAAGACTTACTATCAAAATCAAACCTTAATAAAGCAGCAAAACAAACCTTTAGGGAAGAAATAACTCAAATAAGATCAATGCTTAAAAAGGGTGTTAATGGTAGGTTTGTAAAGGATGTAGACTCTAATATTAAGAAAAGAGTATCAGCTTTTAGAAAGTCAACCAATCTTAATGAGTCTCCTATAGAGGAGCCTTTAAGAGCAGCAAGAGAGCTATTTAAAGAGTCAGTAATAGAACAAAACCCAACACAAGGAGCTAAGTGGCTAGCAACAGATAGAGCATACGGGCAAGTGGCTTCATTCCAGACAGCAGTAGGAAGGGGTAATAAAGCTGGGCAGTTTAGTCCTAATCAAATGTTAAACGCTGCAACAGAGGGCGTAGGGTCTGCTGGTAAAAGAATTAGTAAAGCAAATCAAGAGGGTTACTTACAAAAACTGTCTGGTGAAGCAGAAGATGTACTAGGCGACTATGTACCTGACTCAGGCACTGCTGGTAATTATATACTTAATGCTGGTGTTGCTGGATATTTTAACATGGGTGCATTGGCAGCTTATGTAGGCGCAGAGCTTGCTTATATGCCGGGTGTGTTAAAAATAGCTAATGACTACGTTAGGGGTAGTGGCTCAAGAGCTGGATTAAGAGAATATCTACAGAAATACGCTGGAACTGCAACAAGTGGTTTGTTGACCTTACAAGACTAATGGAGCCTATTACATTAATATTTTTAGGCGGCATGGTTTCCGGTGTTATAATTGGCGACGCTTTCGATCCTATTGGAATTGATGATAACGAGCATGTCGTTAATGAATGTACCACCAAAACTACAAAGTCTAAGATATATGACAAGGAATTAAAGATTTATATAGAGAACGAGTTTGTTGAATCCACCTGTGTAGGTAAATATGTCCCTCCAGAACGACCTATACTTAACGCAATAAAGAACAAAGTAACCCATTAATAGTGGGTTTTTTTGTCTGTATTCCGGCAAATCCCTTGATATGAGCGGAGTTCGTTGGAATCACTATATATTATGTAGGGGTTGTATGAATAATTAGTGATTATTCCCCTATTCCGGCAAATCCCTTGCTACGCAAGGAGTTCGTTGGAATCACTATATATTATGTAGGGGTACTAGTTAATTAGTATCACTCTTGAAGTTAGGTTTACTAATAAGCGATGTGACTGTCAAAGGAAACTGTAAACGCTTAGGTGTATGGTCAAAAGCTCATACGAGCGCACTGAACGATATGTTCTTAGGTAAACATGAACCCATAAAGGTAGCCATTGGGGGAAACGGTATATACAGAGTATCCAGTCGTCCTAACGGCAGTATCAACGAATTTAGACTAGGGCTTTTGAGCAAATATAGAAAAAGAACTAAGTCACAGCAATCAAGCTCTTGCTTGAAGCTCCCTGACCACACATAGTAATCAAGATAACCTTGAAGCTCCCTGACTTCTTTCTTCTATATATGTTGCGTTATTTATATACTTGTTCAAGACTTTTGGGGTGATACTAATTAAACAGTATTCCGGCAAATCCCTTGCTACGCAAGGAGTTCGTTGGATTTACTATATATTATGAAGGGTAAGGCAATGGTTGATTCCTCACGCCACCCAAGATCGAAACTTGGTACTAAGCATCCAGTCGGTAATATACCGCTGAGAAATCTTGAGAATAGCTACCAAGTCAATTGTTGAAATGACAATTCTGATGAGATCATAGTAGTAGGTAGGTTAGCTTTAGTATGTTCCCTGGCTGACTGTGTGAAAGCTCCCTGTAAGGCAATGGTTGATTCCTCACGCCGAACAAAGTAATTTACATTGCGCTTTATTGCAAGGCGGTAATTGGCAGTGTATAGCTTAATAACGACTAGCCTATCTACTACTGTGATTGACATCATAGTACATTATATCAGTACACTCGATTGGGGTTCTCCAATCTTCACTATAATGTTACATTTAACTGTGGGACACCTTAACGGGTGTCCCCCTTTTTTTTCGTCTCAACATTTTACGGGGGTGACCAGGTTTCGACAGTATGTTAAGTTTGAAAGCTTGCTATCGGATGATTCTAATACATCCTAAACACATTAGAAAACTAGTAAATGCAAACGACTCAATGTTCGCACTAGCAGCCTAAGAAACTGCTAAAGACCTCGTTAGGTTATCTCGCTAACGATTAGTCTTCATAAGAGATACAGACATATGTATATACACTCGCATATATGTTTAAATAAGGGTGTTGCTAGTATATAAAGTTTTCTTGTTCACTTATATACTTCAAGATCAAGATAAGATATGATAGCTAAATGTTGATAATAAGATATATTGGACGGCGGTTCGATTCCGCCCACCTCCACCAATTAGTAGGCTCTTTTGTCGGATACATCTAAGTGTGTAAGCTGGCACAATAAAGGGCTAATTTGGCTTTGCAATGCTGACATGTTTGTCGCATCGAGTTGTAAAGCACTCCGGGCTAGTATTCCCGCGTTCGTAAATGTCGCGTAGGATTAGTAGTATTCCTACTTAATATGAAGGGTGATATAAAATAAGCACCCCTTACCTAGTTAGTTACGGCTAACAATATGGTAATGCCAAGTTGTTGGATCGACAAAGTAAAACCAACCGTACGTCAACATTCGCACACGCCGAACTCAACCACCATGTATGCGCTTGGTGGCTACACCTCTACCGGCGAGAGAGCCTACTAATTACAACTAAAGGAAAATAATATGAAGAAACGCAATAGCAAGAGGTTGAGGGCTGAAGATCAGTACCGCAAAAACCGTCGCAAGCCTGGCAACGTTAAGGGTAAAAACACATAGGAGATATACAATGATAAAGTACAAAAGCTTAGAATTATTACAAAAAGAAATAGGAGAAGAAGGCATACCAGAAGCATTAGTCTTAGAAGGCGAATCAATGATAGATGCATACAACTCAGGCAACAAAAGCATCTTAAACAGATTCTCAAGAGTAGAAACATCAGAATTAATACTTGGAGGAGAAGAAGCCAAATTCGACTTCTCAAAAGAAATATTAGAAGACTTCCCAAAAGAATTAGACTCAAAAGTAGGAAAAATAACAATGTTCGTAGACAAATTCACAGGAGCAGTCTACACATTAGTAACACAAGGAGAAGAATCACAATTATTCTTCCACAACAACAGCAAAGTAGTAATAGAAACATTCGAAACAAGAGCAGAAGGATCAGACGAAGTAGTATTCACAGTCAAAGCACCCTTATGGAAAACATTAGTGAAAGGCTCATGGGTTGTAGATGACGATATGAGACCATTAACAGACAACTCAATAGCAACATCATTAACAAACTTCATGGGAGAATAAAATGAGACAATTAAAATGGTGTAATGAATGTCATAAGAAATCAATTTTTCAACAACATGGAACTGCATGGTGTAGCACTGTGACTTTTATGGGTGGTTTGAACCAATATGGTCATTGTGCAAAAAAGGGTATTGACTCCCCCGAACTGAAAGAGTACGATTCTAAATATAAAGGAGAAAAGTAATGAAATATTCACCTTGTGGATTGCCAATCCTAAATGGCAAAAAAGTAGTAAAGGAATCTTTAGTGTGGACTTGGAAAAAAACAGGTAAATACGGAAGAGAAAGAGTTAAAACAATCAGAAGAACTTACAAATAGGAGATGTTATGAAATATCAAAGAAAATTAAGTGTAGCACATTATCAAGGTTGTAATGACAGACTAGCAAGAGCAATAGATCGTATGGCTGGGTTAGAACCTGATACATTAACTGAGCAACCAGACTATAGGTGGAGAGGTGACACTAGGGTTGTTAATTCAGCCTTAGATCGTCATTACGAAAAACATCATGGAGGTAAGTAATATGTCAAACGCATTACAAACATTAAGAATGAAGCATATCTTATTGACTACAAAGGAAAAAGCAAGGTTAATAGGAGAACTTACATTAGATGATAAACGACTACTAGGTGCTTTAATGTTAGAGGAAGATATTAGCATTGAGACTGAGAACACTTCTATGGAAGAATTAGATGGTAGTCTGTCTTTTGGTAACAAGACATACGAAGATGGTATGGAAACTTTTGTTAATAATAGGGAGTAAATATGAAACATAGAAAAGCAGCAAATGCACATGGTGAGTTAGACCAAATGGCAATCCGAGCTGAGGAGTATGCTTCTTATGTAACAAGGAAAAGAAGACCCCCCCAGGTAACACTAGAAAGAATAGCTAATATTGCTGAAAAAGCAATCAACTATAAACATACGGTTATTAATAGGCACGGAAACGTTGTGACTGATAATCGTCCTGATAGAGAAGGTGGGAGGGAGGCTCAAAGAGCTAAATGTCTTGCTCGTGTATGGAAGGCTTATGAGTTAGTTCAAAAACATGAACTTATGCACCCACAAGCTCAAGGAAAGGATGAAAGCTGGAATGGAGCTAAAAGAAAAGAAGGTAGTGATAAGTGGACTCCAGATCCTGTTTCTTTTTATGGTGACGTGCTAGAAGAGGTTGTTGGTGATGAGCTACATGGCAACACCAAGAACGGTATAACTAAAATTAAATCAACGGAGGATTAAGGATGAATATAGAAAAGTTAACACAGAAGTTAAGTGTCCATGAAAAGACACTCAAGATACCAACTAGGCATATGACAGCAGTATTAGATATTCTGGCATATATGAAAACACAAACACAAAAGAGGAAAACAAAATGAAAAAAACACCAATACATGCACTAACAATATCAGTAGTAGTTTTAGTATTTGCTTGGCTTATGATTGAACGAGCGCAAGCAGATAGTTTATTTGATGGACCGGGGTTATTTGATACAACGCCAACAAAGTCAGATACAACAACTATCTGGAAAGGTGATGGATCGTTAGTAATAATACAAGGAGCTGAAAAAGCCGGATATGTAGTTAAAGGAGATGACTCAGGTTCTGAAATAGAATACTTTGTAGTTCCTAAAGATGATGGTTCAAACACTTTCATATATGATGATGGATTGACTATATGTAACTCATCAATGGGGTGTTATTGATGCCGTACCCTAACAACAGTTAAGTCATTAATTTTAAACAACAAAACACTACCTAAAAACACCATGTGCTTATAGGGTAGTAGGAGGAAATAAATATGTCAGATGAACGTGAAATAATCTTCGAAGAAGACAATGTTGCATCAATACCAGACGAAGAAATACAATGGACTCACGAAGTTCTAAATGACTTTGAGATGGCAATAGATGCGTTAGGAATAGAGACAATCATGTTTCTAATGTCTAAATACCATGAAGATATAATAAAGGCATGGATCAAAAATGGAGTAGATATACAACATAGGAGGAAACAGTAAGTGTACTACAAATATACTATCTTTCTAACGATGGGTTTAGTAGCAAATAATCGTTAGGAAGTAGTGTTAGTAAGCTATTCAGTAATAAATGCATAACCTATGCATACTGGGTAGTGGGTTATGGGTTATTATATATATAATATACCTTTTTAGTTAACGTTATAAAGGAGTAATAATGAGATATTACAAACACAATATTGGTGATTTTTTAGCCGATACATATTATCTTTCTAATGAAAGATTAGCAGTATATACAAAGCTTGTATGGGAGTATTATTTACAAGAGAAACCAATAGCAATTAATGATTATCAGGAAAAGTCTTATGAGTTAAAAACAGACCCAGAAACACTAGACTATGTTTTAAATAAATACTTTTACATAGATAATGAAGAGCATGATTTTGAGCTATATAGGCATAAACGTATAGATTCTGAGTTAGTTAAAATGAACTCAACCAATCAAAAGAAATCTGATGGTGCGCAAAGTAGATGGAACAATGACACTGTAATAAATGGCTTTGACAAATTTTGGGAAGCATATCCTAACAAGAAAGATAAGCAAAAAGCAATGAAAGCTTGGGCAAAGCATCAGCCTGATATTGTTAATGTGTTAAAAGCTTTGGTAACACAAAAAGGCTCAGACCAGTGGAAAAAAGATAATGGTCAATATATACCGCTACCAACAACATGGTTAAATGGAGCAAGATGGGAAGATGAGGTAGTAGGTAAAAAAGTTAATTCATCTTACGATAACTTAAAATAGGAGAAACTATGGAAAAGATACAGATACAAGGTAAAGATTACATTACAGTAAACGAAAGGATTAAAGAGTTTAGGAAGCAACATCCACAAGGACAGATACTCAACCAAGTTATGGCTAACGCTGATGGTCAGGTTATGTTTCAATGTAAGGTTATTGTAGATGGTGTGCTAGTAGCAACTGCACATGCCTATGAAAAAGAAGGCTCAAGCTTTATTAACAAAACTAGCTACATAGAGAATTGCGAAACATCAGCAGTTGGTCGTGCTTTAGGTATGTATGGTATAGGAATTGATACAAGCCTAGCTTCAGCAGATGAAGTAGCTAATGCAGTTAAACAACAGGCTAGCACTAAGGATTCTCACGAAGAGGGGGTATTTGACCTATGACCTCAATAAACATAGGAACTATAAGGCCTGAAGTTGAAGTAATCCAAGGTAGCCCGGAATGGTTTGCAGTTCGTATGGGTAAGATTACTGCATCTAGGTTAGGCGATATAATGCGCAAGACCAAGTGGGGTGAATCTACTTACAAAGCAAAGGTTAGATTAGAGCTTGCTATAGAAAGAATTACAGGTAAGTCAGCATCTAGTATTACAATGAATCAGGCAATGCGAGATGGACAAGAAAGGGAACCAGCGGCTCGTAAGTTATTTGAAGCTATTACAGGTAAGGAAGTTGCAGAGGTAGGAAGCTTTGATCACCCTACAATAGCTAATACATCAGCAAGCCCTGATGGATTGATTAGAGGTGAGGATGCGGTATTAGAGCTAAAATGCCCTACACATGCTACACACGCTAAAAACCTTATGTCTGACAAGATGCCTAAAAACTATGTGTATCAAGTACAGTGGCAAATTGCTTGTACGGAAAGTGACTATGGATACTTTGCAAGTTATCATCCTGACTTTCCAAAAGATTTACGTTTAAAACACGTAAAAGTCGAAAGAGACGACGAAGTAATAAAATCTCTTGAAGAAGAAGTAAGAGCCTTTGATATTAGTATCGAAGATTTAATTATTAAAATCCAAAATGGAGGAAACAAAGATGGCTGATTACGATAACACAAATTCTTTTGCAATGTTCAAGAATGATAAACAAGGGGTAGAAAATAGACCTGATTACTCTGGAACAGTAACACTAGAAGGGGGTAAAGAAATGCGCATGGCAGCTTGGGTTCGTGAAGCAAAGTCAGGTGTAAAGTATTTATCAGGACAATTATCTGAACCACAGCCTAAAGCTGATGTAGCAAATGCATCAGTTGAAGGCGCAGACGTACCATTCTAATAGAGGAGGTCTTAGCTAGATTTGATGGTGTAAGGGAAACGGGCAAGGGTCAACACTCTTGCCAGTGTCCGGCACACGAAGATAAGAGTGCATCACTAGGTATTAAGCAAGGAGATGGAGATAGAATACTTCTAAATTGCTTTGCTGGTTGTGATGTTAAATCAATATTAGATTCAGCTGGTTTAGACTGGAAAGATATACTGCCTGACAATAAGTTATATCAAGCAGAGAAACATAGCTTTAATCCTTTTGCAGTGTTAAAGATGATTAGAGACGAGGTTCTTATTATTGGATTATCAAGCGCACAAATTAGAGCTGGTAAACCACTTAATGATAAAGACCATGACAGATTGCTAAAGGCTGTCGGAAATGTTAGAGACGCTTATAGTAAAACAAAATAGGAGGAGATATGGTTACACAAACGTTACAAGATATATTAGTAACCGATAAAGAAATTTCAGGTTACATGAGTAAGAGGGATAATCAGGAACATCTAAAGATTAAGAACCCTTCTGAGTATATAGAGGATGTAAAGGAATACTTTAATGAGGACTTAACTGGTGGATTAGCTTTACCATTTCACAAGACTCATACAGATTTTAGAATAAGAGAAGGTGAGGTATCATTAGTCACTGGTTATTCAGGTCATGGTAAGTCAGCATGGCTTAACTATGTAATATTACACTTGCTGCAACAGCAACGCAGTATGATTTGTAGCTTCGAGATGCTACCCAAGCAAACATTGGGAAGAATGTGTCAACAGACGGGAGAAGCTATGCCTAACGATGAATACATTAAAGACTTTGTAAATAAGCTAGAGAAAAGACTATACATGTATGACCCTGAGGGAGAGACATCAGCGAAAAAGGTGCTTGAAGTTATTTATTACGCTTCAGAGAAATTAGGCGTGAAGCTATTTTGCGTAGACAGTTTGATGAAGTGTGGTGTAGCTTCAGAAGACTATGCTAGACAGAAAGAGTTTATTAATAGCTTATGTGTTGCTGCTAGAGACTTAGGAATACATATATTCTTGGTTGCCCACAGTAGGAAGACAGCATCAGAAGATGATGGCAGTAGTAAGTTTGATGTATCAGGAAGCTCAGATATAACTAACTTAGTAGACAATGTATTATCAGTTCATAGAAACAAGAAGCGTGAGAGAGAGATGGCTGAGGGTGGTATTGACGAAAAAGTTATGCAACAGGCACCTTGTGCAGTTTACTTACTTAAGCAGCGTCATGGACAAGGAACTGAAACTAAGTGGGGATTCGGATACAAACCTAAAACGTTTGAATATACGGAGACATGGTAATGATGATTAAAGACTTTATTAAGGAAATAAAGGAGACATTTGGAGATGGCGTAGAGTTTAAAGCGACATCTAAAGAAGGTAAAATTTTTAGGAGCAAAGGTTATGAAAAGGTACAAAGTGACATCAGAAGAGGAGTTGGAGAACGTAAGAAGGCAGATTGGTGAGCTAGACTTAACCAAAGCTTGGGAAGTAGAAGTAAAGCCTTTTGCTTTTAACAGAAGCACTGAGCAGAATAAAATGTACTGGGCGCTTATAGCTGAACTTGGTAATTATCTTGGTTATGATGAAGGTGAGATGCATGAGTTGCTTAAATATAAATTTTTAGGATATAAAACTGAGATATTGGGGGAAGAAATTCCAATTATCCCATCTACATCTAAGCTAACGATTAAAGAGTTTGTAGAGTACCTGTCTAAAGTAGAACGTTTTGCAGTAGATTTAGGGTTTAAATTAGACTTAACACAATATGGATATTAAGGAGAAAATATGCAATATAAAAAGGTAATGGTAATTGGTGATATGCACATGCCGTATCATCACAAAGATTCTATTAAGTTTCTTAAAGCATTAAAGAAACACTACAAAGGATTTGATTTGGTAGTTAACATAGGAGATGAAATTGATTGTCATGCTATTAGTTTTCATAGCTCAGACCCAGACCTACCAAGCGCTGGTGATGAATTAAAGTTAGCTAAAAAGAGCGTTAAAGAGCTAGAAGGTGTATTTCCTAAGATGAAGCTTGTAGATTCTAACCATTCTAGTTTAGTGTTTAGAAAAGCATTACATCATGGTTTACCTAAAGGATTCTTGAAATCTTATAATGACTTTTTAGAGGTAGGTGATGGTTGGGAGTGGCTTCCAGATTTAACCATTGATCTTAACGATGGCTCTAGGTGTTTCTTTACACATGGGATGTCGGCCAATGTATTGCAGATAGCTCAGAAGTATGGCATGCACACAGTACAAGGACACTACCATAGTAAGGCTAGTATTCAATACTTTAGTAACCCTGATAAATTAGTATGGGGTGCACAGACTGGATGTTTAACTAACCAAGACTCATTAGCGTTCTCATACAGTCGCAACTTTAAAGACAGATTTATTATGTCTTCATTAGTTATTGTAGACGGTCAACCTAGAATACATCCTATGGTAATTAAAGGGGGTAAATGGATTGGGAAAATTGTGTAATGGCAACTAAAGCAGAAAAAGCTTATATGAACAAAATGTCTGAGTTTGGATGTTGTGTGTGTCGCTGGTATTGTGAGGAGATAGATGCTCCTCCAGCCACCATACACCACATTAGGCATCATACAGGTATGGGTAGAAAGGATGAGAAAATGATACCTTTGTGTCCATACCATCACCAGGGAAAAATGGGGATTCATACTATTGGCAAACAGACCTGGGAAGAACGCTACGGAACTCAAGTAGAACTTTATAACAGATTACAGGAGGAATTATGAACATGATAAACAAAGTAGATTACCAATATAATGAAGGAGATGCGTTAAATGAGCAAGTAGGTGGCGACCATTATAGTAAGTTAGCTATCCAACCTGTTGAATACATAACTAAGAACAAACTTACTTATCTCCAAGGCAATGTTATTAAATACATTACTAGATACAAGGACAAAGGTAAGCCGTTAGAAGACTTACAAAAAGCAAAGCATTACATTGATATGTTAATTGAACTAGAGGAAAAATAATGGCTTATAGCAAACAGGTGTTAGATCATTACGAGAACCCAAGAAACGTAGGAAGCTTAGATAAAGCTGACCCTAACGTAGGTACAGGCTTAGTTGGCGCACCCGCTTGTGGAGATGTGATGAAGTTGCAAATTCAAGTGTCTAAAGATGTTATTGTAGATGCTAAGTTTAAGACTTATGGCTGCGGTAGTGCTATTGCATCATCATCATTAGTAACAGAAATGTTGAAGGGCAAAACATTAGATGAGGCTCAAAACATTAAGAATACAACTATTGTTGAAGAGTTAGCATTACCACCAGTTAAGATTCATTGTTCTGTGTTAGCAGAAGATGCTATCAAGGGAGCAATTAAAAATTTACAGGATAAGCAAAATGAAACTAAGTGATAGTGCAGTAACTAAGATTAAAGAATTATTACTTGACGAAGACAATCCTGATTTAAAGCTAAGAGCTTATGTTCAAGGTGGTGGCTGTTCAGGTATGCAATATGGGTTTACTTTTGATGATAAGGTTAACGATGATGATACTAAAATAGAAAAAGATGGTATCATGTTACTTGTTGACCCAATGAGTCTTCAGTATTTAAATGATTCAGAAGTAGATTACAAAGATGGGTTGCAAGGCTCAGGATTTCAAATAAGTAATCCAAGTGCTAAAGCAACTTGTGGTTGTGGTAGTAGTTTTGCAGTTTAACTAAAGGGGGAATTAAATTATGATGATGATATTGGCAGTAGTGATATGGGCATGGTTAGTATTCTATGTGCTATTTGAAGGAACAGCAGTCGCTAAAGATGCGATAGTTCGTAAGGTTAAAAACAGGAGGAAAAACAAATGAGTTACTTAGGTTATAAAAACATCGCATATAGAAAACACATGAGAGAAAGAAGAAGGGTTGAGGTGTGGAAAGCAGAGCAAAAAGAAAAGAAAAGAAAGTGGAGGGAGTGGAAAAATATAACTACAACAACTATAATACAGCTTGTAGTGGTAGCACTTATCATAGTGTTTTATGGTGTGTTTGCTATGGGTGTTATGGCTAAAGATACAATCAAGGTGGGTGAAGGCCCATTCGTTATGGCAGTTAGTTATACACAATCGTATGATGATTTAGAATATGTTGCTAACTTTATGACATGTGATGAAGCAGAGAAGTACTTCTATAAGAACTGTACTTCAGCGCCAATCATGATGTGTCAATTAGAAGATAAGTTATATATGCCAGTTAGTCATGAAACAAGAAATACCTTTAGTAAGTTTGACTTCGAAGTAGATGATTCACAATCATGTGGCTTTGTTAAAACTCAAAAAGGTTATAACACATTTATAGAGGAGAATTAAAATGGAAAGAGATGTAAATCCACCGGAACCTAAAGAAAGCTATGAGCCAGACGTAGATTCTATTAACGATGAAATATGGCTACTTGAAAAAGAAGATGATTATGGTAATAAACTGCCACACAGGGTTGATCCTAAGAAGCCTAAGAAAAACGATCCTGATAGGTTTGTTGATGACTCAGGAGATGCGTAATGGCTAAAACATCTCCCACCCAGCGCACACTTAAAAGAATGAGAGACTCTGGTGATTATAAGTTAGTTCAGATTGTTGAGAAGTGGAACAGTTGGGCTAGGATTAGACAAGACCTTTGGAACTTTGACATACTAGGTATATCTATCACAGGAGAGACTCATGCAATACAAGTAACTAGTTATAGTAATATGAACGCTAGGATAAAGAAAATTACTGATGCCGATGCTACTCCACATCTAAGAGATGCTGATTGGGTATTGTTGGTGGAAGGATGGAAAAAAGAAAAGAATGGCAGGTACAAATCGTACATAGCCGATTTATCATAAACTAAACGAAGGAGATTTTTTTGGACAATTATCAGAAGTTCATTCACACTTCAAGGTACGCACGTTACATACCTGAATTAAAAAGAAGAGAAACATGGTCGGAGACTTGCACAAGACTAACTGACTTCATTAAGAAACACCAGCCTAAGCTAGGTAAAGACATTGCAAAGATACATGATGCAGTACTAAACCTAGAAGTAATGCCATCTATGAGATTACTTATGACTGCTGGTGAAGCTTGTGAAAGAGATAACATTGCAGCATACAACTGTAGTTACTTAGCTATTAATAATAAGAGAGCCTTCAGTGAATGTCTATACATTTTGATGAATGGTACAGGAGTAGGCTTTAGTTGTGAAAGACAAGAGATTGACAAACTACCAAGTATCCCGGAGAGTATTAATCCTTGTGATGATACTATTGTTGTTGGCGACAGCAAACTTGGGTGGGCGAAGGCGTTTAAGAAACTATTATCTAGTCTATGGGAAGGTGACATACCAACCATCGATTACTCTCGTGTTAGGCCATCAGGTGCAAGGTTAAAGACTTTTGGTGGTAGAGCATCAGGACATGAACCATTAAAAAGATTGTTTGAGTTTGTTACTGAGTCATTCATTAATGCTAGGGGGCGTAAGCTTACATCGTTAGAGGTGCATGATATAACTTGTATGATTGGTGAAATAGTTGTAGTAGGTGGCGTAAGAAGATCAGCTCTTATATCATTATCTAATCTTACTGATAAACGTATGAGAGAATGTAAATCTGGCGCTTGGTATAATGACAATCCACACAGAGGATTAGCTAACAACTCTGTAGCTTATACAGAGAAGCCTGACATGGAAGTATTTATGGAAGAATGGTTGTCGTTAGTTAAGTCTAAGTCTGGTGAGAGAGGTATCTTTAACAGGGTTGCATCACAGAAACAAGCAGCTAAACAAGGAAGAGACCCTAGCCTAAGCTATGGGACAAATCCATGCAGCGAGATAATTTTACGTGATAAGCAATTTTGCAACCTGACAGAGGTAGTAGTGAGGGCAGATGACACAAAAGAAACATTACTAGAGAAGGTAAGGTTAGCAACAATACTAGGTACTTTTCAATCTACTTTATCTAAGTTTCAATTCTTATCTGCTGAATGGGTTAAGAACACAACTGAGGAACGATTGTTAGGTGTTTCATTAACGGGCATTATGGATAGCAAGATGATGGCAAATCCTGATCCTACATTTTTAGAGGAATTAAGAGATGAAGCCACTAAGGTCAATAAGAAGTACGCACGCTTACTCGAAGTTGAGGAAAGCAAGAGCATTACATGCGTCAAGCCGTCGGGAACTGTATCACAACTTGTCGATAGCGCTAGTGGTATTCACAGTCGCCATAGTGATTACTATATTAGGACTGTACGGATAGACAAGAAAGATGCTTTGTATGAGTTCTTAAAGCAAAAGGGTGTTAGTGTAGAAGATGAAGCATATAGGCCTGATAGCACAGCAGTGTTTAGCTTTCCTATTAAGTCTCCAAGAGGATCTGTTACTAGAGATGATAGGACTGCACTACAAGAGCTAGAGACATGGTTAACCTATCAACGCCATTGGTGTCATCATAAACCTTCTGTAACGATTAACGTTAGAGAGCATGAGTGGTTAGAGGTAGGTGCATGGGTATACAAACACTTTGATGAAATATCAGGGATTAGTTTCTTACCACACTCAGATCATAGTTATGTCCAAGCACCATATCAGGACGTAAGTAAGGAAGAGTTTAAGATAGCATTAGCAGCAACACCTCAGTTAATTGAATACTCTGAGCTTACAGAGGACGATGATAACACAGAGGGCAGTCAGACATTGGCTTGTGTAGGTAATAGCTGTGAAATCACCTAAAATATGATGCCGTACCTTAAATACACTTAACCCTTTGATTTTAAAGGGTTATTTGGGTGGTTAAAACACCCTGTGCTTATAGGGTAGTAGGAGAACAAACAATCAAGGATGACTTGCATAGCTCTCATCTGATATTTGTTATTTTTTTAATTAATATAAAGGAATAACTATGAAAAATACTTGGACAACTCCTCAGGCGACTGAGATGCGTTTTGGTTTTGAAGTAACTTGTTACATTATGAACCGATAAACAACCGTAACACAATCTAATCACTATGTGATGAAAAAACAGTCAAAGGATGCTGAATGAAATCCGGATGGAGCCTAGTCGGTTATAAAGCAGTCGCCGCAACTGGGCCCTCTTTAAATTTGGGAGAAAGCAATGTATAAAGACAAAGATGGCTATGTAATAGCACAACACAACAGAAAAGCATGGAGAGAACATAGATATGTATGGACTCAACACAATGGTGAAATACCAAAAGGCATGGAAATAGACCATATTAATGGTAAGCGTGATGACAATCGCATTGAGAACTTACAGATGTTAACAAAGAAACAAAACAATCAACGTTGGAGACGAGGTACAACTTACCTTAGCAAAAATAAAAGACAATGGGTTGCCGAGAGAGATGGTAAGTTTCTTGGTGGCTTCGTTACAAAGTGCAGAGCTATCATGGCCTGTAATCTAGCATACATATAAAATATCGGAGGGACTATCTTCCTTCTCCTGAGATAGTTTAAAACCCTCCACCTAATAGGACACACAATGGCAGCACCGGTAGGAAATAAAAATAGCAGTAAAAACAATAGAGCTTGGGGCAAGGTAGTAAAGAAACTTGCAATACAAGAGGACGCTAAACGACTACACAGTGTAGCAGAAGCATTATTCAGAAAAGCAGAAGACGGAGACATAGCTGCAATCAGAGAATTAGGGGACAGGATAGATGGAAAAGCAGAACAAACAATTAGTGGAGACTCAGACGCTCCAATCACAATCGTTGTCAAAACAGGTATCGACGAATGAGAACGAAGTTACGACTGGATATGCACCTAGAGAACCTCAAAAAAAGATACACAAAGCTGTCAAAGAAAACCGTTGGACAGTTGCAGTCGCACACAGAAGGATGGGTAAAACAGTTGCAGCAATTAACCAGCTCATACATTCAGCACTTAAATGTGAGAAGAAAAGTCCTCAGTTCGCATATATTGCGCCTACTTATGGTCAAGCAAAGCGTATCGCATGGAATTATCTTGTTGACTATACTCGCCCTCTTGGTGGCACTGCTAACGTAAGTGAATTACGTGTCGATTTTATGGGACGTCGTATTAGTCTGTATGGGGCTGATAATCCTGATTCCATTAGGGGTATATATCTTGACGGGGTGGTCATTGACGAAATTGGTGACGTACATCCTTCATTATTTACAGAAGTTATAAGACCAGCCTTATCTGATAGACTCGGATGGGCATTATTCATTGGAACTCCTAAGGGAGCGAATCATTTTAAAGAACTAAGAGATTTTGCAGATGATTCTTCTAACGATGGATGGACTCTAAGAGAGTTTAAAGCAAGTGAGACTGGCCTTATACCAGAAGCAGAACTAAAAGATGCCCGTAAAGCTATGGGCGACAACAAGTACCAACAAGAGTTTGAAGTATCCTTCGATAGTCCTATCGTTGGCTCTTATTATGGTGAGATACTTAAAGACATAACAAGTAAAAACCATATCCGAGATATCCCCACTGAAGCTGCAACACAGAAGTTTACGAGCTGGGATTTAGGCATTTCTGATAGCACATCCATATTCGTTTGCGAAACGATAGGAGGCGAGGTCAGAATCATGGACTTTTACGAGAACCATGGTCAAGCATTAGATCATTATATAGCTTGGCTCGATGAGAAGGGATATAGAGATTACATCCATATCCTTCCCCACGATGTGATGCAAAGAGAATTACAAACAGGCAAAAGCCGTTACGAGTTTTTAACAGAAGCTGGGTTAAACATTGATGTTGCTGCAAAGCATAGCGTTGAAGACGGTATCATGGCAGTAAGAAAGATGCTACCCAACACTTGGTTCCAAAAAGATACTACTAAGTTTGGCGTAGAGTGTTTACGTAATTACAGGAGAGTATATAACGAAAAGTTATCAGTATACCAAGAACGTCCGCTCCATGATTGGAGTTCACACGCAGCCGATGCCTTTAGGTATTTAGCAATAGGTATAGACAGTGCCGGGAACACTAAGCGTAGCGATTGGAGCAAACCCTTTGAATCCACAGTTAGTGGAGACAGTTACAAAGATCAATATTTATAGGAGAAGATATGAACTACACAATACAAGACGGTAAGGTATTAAACCTTAAGACAGGCAACATACAAAAAGGCTACAAGAACAAAGATGGCTATATTCGCATAGACTTCTCAAGAGTTCCAAGAGTGCAAAAGATGGAACACAGAATGATATGGGAACATCATAACGGATTAGTTCCTAACGATATGGAGATACATCATATCAATGGAGTAAGAGATGATAACAGGATAGAGAACTTAGCATTAGTATCTCATGCAGATAACGTAAGGAAGTTTATAGGTAAGGGTTGGACTTGGCATAAGAAAATTAAGAAGTATCAAGCTCAACGTAATCAAACACACATAGGTTATTACGATACAAAATGTGGAGCATATATGGCATCGATGATGTTTTTTGTCGGTTTAAAAGGTCAATTTTAAAAGCCCCATTCTGTGCACCATTCGAGAGGGGTAAATAGTCATATGAGAGCCTACAAGGCATTTAAATAAGTTCAGGCTAGGGTAGCCTAGGTAGAATCAAAACAAGGAGAAAAAGCATGCTAAACACTATAAAATGGTTAGGTAGTATCTTCATCATTATCAGTATGATACTCACTGCCAGCAATATATACCCATATAACCTTTACACTGCAATCCCAGGCACTCTGCTTTGGATTTATGTGTCATTTATGTGGAATGATAAGTCACTAATAGCTATGAACTTCACAGCACTCACCATCTACATGCTTGGCATAATCAACTCAATACACGGATAAATATTAAAAGTGTTGTTAAAAAACAACAACTTAACACAGGTAAACAATAAATATGAGCATTACTGAAGAAGAATTAAAATCATTACTCGACAATCACATAGATGATGCTAACAGTGCATACGAAGAAGTTGATGGCGACGTAAAGAAAGCAACAGAATACTACTTAGGTAAGCCATTCGGAAACGAAGTTAATGGTAAGTCATCAGTAGTCGACAGATCAGTAGCAGCATCAATAGATGGCGCACTACCCCAGTTGCTCAAGATATTCACACAAAGCGTAGACGTTGTAGAGTTCACACCACAGAATGATGGAGACGCTACGGTCGCAGAGAATGTCACACAGTACGTCAACCATATATTCAACAAGGACAACTCAGGTGCTATCATCATGCACGATTGGTTCTGGGATGCACTCGTTAACAAGGTAGGGATAGTAAAAGCCTACTGGGACGTTAAACAAAATGCTAACGAAGAAGAATACTTTGGTATCACACAAGACGAGCTAGGTATGCTCATGCAAGAAGACTCTGTAGAGATAGTAGAGCAAGAAGAGATACCGGGTGAACTAGTAGAGGTAGGCAAAGATCCTAACACAGGTCAGCCAATCACTGAGCCATCACCAATGTCTTACAACGTTAAGCTTAAGAAGACAGCAGACGCATCACGAGTTAAGATAGAGAACGTTAGTACTGCTGAGTTCATGATAGACAGACACGCTGATAACATAGACGATGCAAGGTTCGTTGCACAACGTAAGATGTTAACCAGGTCAGACCTAGTGGCAATGGGCTATGATAAAGATATAGTAGATGGACTTAATGCAGATGATGATATTAATCCTATTAACGGTACTACATTCAACACAGTCACAGATGTAAACAACACTGACCCATCACAAGATCTAATAGCATACTATGAGTGCTACCTCGATATCGGTGAGTCAGATGGTATGGCTAAGAAACACAGGGTATGTTACGCAAGCAAGACTATCCTTTCAGATGAAGAGATAGACTACTGTCCTTTCTACAGTCTATGTCCTTTCCCAATCCCTCACACATTCTATGGTCAGTCTATGGCAGACAGGACTATGGAACTACAGTTTATCAAATCTACCATTACCCGACAAATGTTAGATAACCTTTACCTCACTAACAATTCACGTGTTGGTGCGGTCGAAGGCCAAGTAAACTTAGATGATCTACTCAACTCAACTGCTGGCGGTATCATTAGAATGAAGAATCCTAATGCTATCGTACCTATGCAAGTCCAGTCATCTGCTGCACAATCATTCCCAATGCTAGAGTATTTAGATAACGAACAAGCTAAGGCTACTGGTGTATCAGACATGTCACAAGGGTTAGACCCTAATGTGTTACAGAATGTATCTGCTACTGCTGTTGCTGCAATGACTCAACAATCACAAGGCAAGCTAGAACTGATTGCTCGTATCTTTGCTGATACTGGTGTTAAGAATCTTATGCGTGGTATCTTGCATCTAGTATGTAAGTATCAAGATGAACCTCGTGCTATGGCTATCAATGGTAAGCCTATGCAGATAGACCCAAGAGAATGGGATAACTTATACAACGTTAACATTAATGTAGGGTTAGGTAACGGAACAGGTAACGAGAAGGTAGCAATGCTCCAGATGATTATGGGTAAGCAAGAGATGGTACTACAACAGTATGGTCTAGCTAATCCTTTGGTTGATCTAAAGCAATACAGACAGACGTTAGCTAAATTTATAAATGCGTCGGGCTATCGTGATGACAGTCAATTCATTAAAGAGATAGATGATGAGACTATGGCTAAGGTAATGGAAGCAGATGCTAAAGCAGACAAGACACCTAGTGACGTGAAAGCAGCACAGGCAATAGCTAAAGCTGAGACAGATAAAGCACAGATGAAGCAGCAAACAGATCAAGCAGCACAACAGTTAAAGTTGCAAGAACTGCAAATGAAGATGCAAATGGAACAACAACAGTTAGAACTAGATAAGCAACAACAAGAAATAGATAGCGCCAAAGAGTTACTTAAGATACAACAAGAGCGTGCTCGACTCGAAGCAGACATTCAACTTAGGGAAATAGACTTGAAGATTAAACAAGAAGCTCAGGAAGACAGTGCTAACAGTGCTGATATGAAAGATATGGTTAACGCTATTGATAAGATTGCGAAAATCAATGGGTGATTTCTTTGATGATATAAGTAGGAAAGCTCAAGCTAGACGTAACCTAACATTCGAAAAGCAGAAGACTTTACTTAACAGTGGTATCCTCACACCATCTATGACTAACGGGTCATTGGATGGTAACCTCACAGATGAACAGATCATTGAGAAGAATGAGCTAATTGAAGCTGAAGAGCAACAAGCTTATAACGATGCTATTGCTTTACCGGTGGGTATGGGTGAAGGTGCGTTAGGTATATTAGGTGACTTAGAGATACTAGGACAAGGTATCGGTGGTGCATACAATGCAGAAAGAGGTCAGAAGTGGGATGGCTTTGTAGATGCAATGGGCAAGAGACAAGAGGAAGGCACATCATTCTGGTCAACATTAGATAATCAAAAGAGAACTGATGGTTGGTTAGAAGGCACAGAGTTAGGTGATAGATTAAAAGATGGCTCAGGTGGTAGATTAGTAGGTGAGATACTAGCTCCTATTCCAGTACCTAAAGGTATTATGCAAGCGGGTAAGATTGGCGCTAAGATAGCATCACATCCAATGACAAGATATGCAGCAGAGACAGCTAAGACTGAAGTCTTTAACGCTGTTAACAATGTAGGCACAACAGGTCCTCTAAACAGAGGGATGAGTATGTTCACTCCACCTAAACAAAACATGGTGATTGGTGAAGGCTCAACTAAGTTTGACATGCCATCATATAAAGAATTCAAGAAACAGATTGATGTAGATGCAGTTATGGCTAACAGGAAGAAGACTGGTAAGTTTGCTCCTACACCTGACGAACAAAGACTATGGGAAGAAACCTCTAAGAGAGGTAACCCTACGTTTATAGATGCTGATGGTATTATCAAACAAGAGATACCAACAGGACCTATGAATCTTAAAGCACCTTTATTAAAAGGACAGCCACAGTTTGCGTTAAGAAACTTAGCAATGAATAGCTATAAAAGCACTAGAGGAACAGGCGCTGGTAAAGGTTTAGACACACAAACTAGACTAGCTAAAATGACAGATGAGCAAGTTAATAGAACGGGTGCTAATGCTTTCGTTAATGGTAATGATGTAACACTAAACCCTAACTTAAGTAAAGCAGACTTTAATGAGTCATTAGCTCATGAAGCACAGCATATGATACAGGATGCAGAGAACTTTAAGGGTGCTAACTGGTCAACAGGATCTAGTCCAGAACTATTCACAGGCAAACAGTTTGACAATATATTAGAAAGAGCAGAAGAAGCTGAAGATGTATTCTCTAAGGAGTTTGCTAAGTTAGTTAAAGCTGGTAAAGCAACAGACGATGAATACTTTGATGTTATGCAAGAGGTGACACCTAATCTATTTAGTGCGCAAGTTAGAAAGGATGCACTACTTGGAATGAGAGATTATGATAACCTTAAGTTTGGTGAAAAGTCTAAAGGTCATTTCTTTAACAATGGAGACAAGCCTTACTTTGCTGATGCTGGAGAACTCACACCTAGAGTAACTGGTGCAAGAGCGCATCTAAACAAACAAGGTATAGCAGACAATCACATCCTTAATGCTATGGATGAAGACTTTAAAGGCTTTGGCTTTACTACGAAAGATATGTATCCACCTGAAGTCTTAGAAAGATTTAAGAATGGTAGGTTAAGAGATCAAGCTGTTATGGATGGGCTTAACAAAACAGAATACGGACAGATGTTAGACGGTGAGCTAACTAAGTTCTCTGCTAGTAGTTTTAAACAGGCAATGAAAGATGCTATTAAGAAAAGGAAGATTCCTTCAGTATTAAAGGACGGTAAGTTTAAAGTTAATGATATGAAAGGAACTATGGGTCATGGCTATGAAGTTAACTTTTCTATGGATGGTAGCGATTGGTCATTTGGTATTCCTAGCACACCAAGAAACCCTGAAGGCGCAGTAAAAAACATACTACACAATGTAGGTAAGTTCTTTACAAAAGGATCTGACTGGTATTTAGATAAAGACTTAGCAGATATTATTGTTAAACCAGGAGATGATGTTAGTCGTAAACTATTATCTGATGCAAAAGCAAGCAAAAGAACTAGCTACAGTATGCCTATGCCTAAAAGTAATACTGCTGACTATGGTATCAATACTAAACAACCTAATCCTAATGTAAGGATAGGCGCTGACAGAAACCTAAGAGAACCTAATATACTTAGTGATAAAGACCTTATTAATCCTAAAGATAGACCAGCTAATTTAAACCAAGCAGATAAAGACTCCTTTTACAATACACTTGATGAAGGCTCAACTAACTGGAATAATAAACAATCACCAGCAGAAAAAGGCTATGGCTTAGAAAACACAATAAAAGATTATGCAAACGACTACAGAGCAACAGATGGCACTGGTAAAGTAACAAGGCTTGTTGGTAACAAACAAAAGAAACTAGGTTATCGTGGTGACCCTTTACTTGATAGTGATTGGTTTGATCAGTTTACTTTGACACAGACACCAACTAAAGATGCTGTTAAGTATGGTGCGAATGGTGATCAACTTGTATCTCCAATGAATAATGTATTAGATGCTAACGGTGGTGTTACTAAACAACCAAGCACCGGATTAAACTCTAAAGCTATCTCTAACATGAACCCTATGGAAGCTGCTAGACCTAAAGGTATGAGAGGTTTTGCTGAGCTTAAAGAAGAGCTAAGAGCCTTACATAAAGAAGCAAAGGGTGATCCAGTAATGCAACAACAAATAAGAGACAGGATTGTTCAGGTTGATAAAGAGATGCGTATGTTTGATTCAGACTCAGCAAGGTCTAAAAGGTCTATGTTTGATGAAGGTGATGATAAATTAGCTACTGAATTAGAAGATGCTTATACTCCAGACAAATCTGGCACTACCAATATTGACCAAAACATTAGAACAGCTGACTTAGATGACACTCACTTCACTGGTAAGTATGGTGTTAATGACAACCCTAAAAACATTTCTGATATTAATATTCAAGGTGGTAAAGCTAAAGCAGATTTAATAGATAATCCTCCTGTAATGAGTTCTCCAAACAAAGTTCTTAATGATAAGTATAACAATACTATTAACTCTATCAACAGTGCGTTAAAGAACAGAAGATTAACACCTGATGAGAACATTAATTCTATTATGAGAGTTGTATCAGACTTACAAGCACAATCTGTTCCTAAACTACAAAAGACAAGAGAACCATTCTTGCGAGCTAGGGAAGAGATGCTTAACTATGCTTATGATGCAATGGAATCAATACAAAAAGCTTCATACACAGGTGATAGTAAGAGTGTTTTAAATAAAGTACCTACAAGAAACTTAGATACTATTCCGGCTGATGTTAAGAGCGTAACCTTACCTAAAACTAAGACTAGGTTTGATACACAACAAGACTACGAGTTTGATGAGCTTGCACGTTCATGGGAAAGAGACCCAATGAATATCAAGACAAGAGAAAGGTATCTTCCTAACGGTAAAAGAGAAGACAAAGCTAGAGATCTCGGCTGGTCAAAAAAAAAAGATAACTTCTTCGAGGAGCTAGAGCAGCCTAGAACATCTTATTCTATGCCTAGTAATGGCAATGTATTACACCCAGATAATGTAGACCCAGTAGCTTTAGCAGATGCTTATGCAAAAAGGTCTGAAATAAGAAGAAGAACAAGAGATATATTAGGAAAAACATCTGCTAAAAATTTACTTAAAGATGATTATATAGCTGCTGGAACATTAGACGAGCTAAACGATATTGGAAAAGAAATTAATTACGCAAGTGGAAAAACGTCTCCAAAACCAACAAAATCTCCTGAAGTGCAAAAATTACATGATGAATTACAAGAAATTAAAGCACAAATAAAAGAAGAGCTTGGGTTAGATAAAATTGATGATATTAACGCAACAAACTTAAAGTCATCTAAATTACATGCAGATTTAAGAGCAAAAGAGTTAGAGGTAGAAAGAGCCTCTGGAAAAAGACCTCCAAGAACAAGAAATGTAGTAGATAAAGAATGGTATAAATTTGTTCCCAAAGATGACCAAAAGAAATTTGAAGCTTTATTAGATGAAAGAAATAGGCATAACAATATAGCTGAAAAACACTTTGGAAAGACAGTTAGGGGTTCAAAAGGAGTTACTGCTGATGAATTTAGAGAGTTAGGGCTTTACGATATAATGATTAAAAATAGAGAGGATAGGGTTGCTTGGAAAAAGAAATATGACCCTGACTTCAAAGGAAAAATTAATGCTCTTGTAAATAAAAGACACGCAGCTAAATTAAAAGCTATTCCTAAATACCAAACACCTGAAGATGTTTTAAAAATAGAACAATTTTACCAAGATGCGCAAAGGCTAACCTTGGAAACTGGAATAAAACATGAGGTAGATCACATTTATCCAATACAAGGTAAGAATTACAGGGGTAAGCACGCACCTGAAAACTTACAAATAGTTCCTAAATCTTGGAACGCAACAAAAAGCAACAGAGTTCCAGTTAATTTAAGAGAGCTATTTTATCAGGAGGGATTATTAAATGATTAACTCAAACGCAATACAAGTAATACTGGATGACTCGTCATTCCAAGAAGCAATAACAGAACTAATTAAACTAAACACAGACATCATCTTAAACAGCGATGTTACAGAGAAAGAAATAAGGGAAATATGCTACATGAAAGTAAAGGTAGTAAATGAATTGGTAGGACACTTGGAATCATTAGCAAGTGACTCTAAAATTAAACACAACAACACACGGGACAGATAATATGGGACTTCTAGACTACTTTAACCAAGGCTTAGACACACTTAAAAGTCAACCAAAGATGTATGATCCTCATGCAAATGCACAAGCATTAATGGGTGGTACTCCAATGGGACAACCACAAGGACTGTTAAATAATGTCTATGGTGAAGGAACTGACACGTTTAATACTACAGTAGAGCCTACTGCACCATATACTCCACCACCAGACCCAATAGAACAAATGAATCCGGGTATTATGACACCAACATACCAACAACCTATCGGACCAAATTATGGAGGTAATCTTCCTAATGGTTCTGCACCACAACAGGGCATAGTAGGTGATGGCACAGGCGTTAATTTTAATCAAACATCTACTAATGGATATGAAAGACCAGAAACAGAATATTACCAACCAATAAACACAAATATAGGTCCAGACTACGGTGTTGTTTCACAGCCACCAGCATATGACACACCAACAGATGAAACTGATTACGCTGCAACAACTACACCTTACAATGCACCTCCTAGTCTTATAGGTGAAGCATTTGATCCTAGTTTAACAGAAGAAGAGAAATTACTAAGAGAAGCAGCTAAAAATAAAATACCTTGGTATTTAGGTGGTAATGCGGGAAAGTAGAACAGCCTGAATCACTTAACTCTAACGAGTATTTAGGCTTTATACAGGACAAAGAAGGATTTAGAGGGCAAGCATACAAACCTATCGATAGTGAGGAGCATTACACTATTGGTTACGGTAACTATGGTCAAGATGTGCAACCAGGTGATACAATCACTAAAGAACAAGCAAATGTTCAGCTACAAAACAATATAGATGAAAGATTAGTACAGATTAGACAAGCAATACCTGAATTTGATAACTTACCATTAGAAACAAGACAACATTTGTTAGGATCTTGGTTTAGAGGAAGTTTATCAGGAAGTCCTAAGACAATTAGTCTTATTAATGAGGGAAGATTTGATGAAGCAAGTCAAGAATTCTTAAATAATGATGAGTATAGAACAACCTCACTTGGAGGTGTAAAAACTAGAATGAATGACACAGCAAATGCAATGAGAGGATTAATTACGTAAAAATAGACAGCCCCATTTTATAGGGGTTCCAGAGGTAGCAAATTGTTGTGAGAAGCCCTACAAGCCATTTAAATTATTTTTGATGGGGTAGCCTACCTAAAAACCAAATAGAACAAAAATGGGCAATTTAGCCTATATATGCGCTAGCATACTCTAGTGAAAAAAAGGAAGAAAAAAGATGGAAAATGAGCAAATCAATGACACTTCAAATGAAGTAGTTGAAACTCCGAAAGATGCAGAAGCGGTGTTTACTGAACTATTAGAAGCTGAAGAGTCTAACGACAAACCAGAGGTAACTAACAATGAACAGGAAGACACTCAGGAAGATGCTGAGGAAATTGAGGAAGAAACAGAATCCAACGAAGTAGATGAAGAGTCTGATGAGGACGAAACTGATTCTATTGACGAGGATGAAGAGGAAGACTCAGATGAGGTAGAAACTTTTAAAGTTAAAGCTAATGGCGAAGAACGTGAGTTAACGTTTAACGAGTTAGTGGAAGGCTACCAAAAAGGTTCTAACTACACTAAAAAATCGCAAGAGCTAGCAGCACAGAAACAAGCAGTACAAGCTGAAGCTGGAGCAATCCAAGAAGCAATGCAACTTAGAGAGGAATACTCCCATCGACTAAGTCAAGTCCAACAATTATTACAGAATCAAGGTGATGATGGTGTGGATATGGCTGACCTTAAAGAAAACGATCCAATCGCGTGGAGCATAAAGACCGCGGAAAAAACAGAACAAAACAAAAAGTTGCAATTACTTGCAGCCGAGCAAGATAAATTAGCTTACGCACAGAGACATCAAGTTTCACAGCATCAAGCTAAAGTTGTCGCTCATGAAGCAGAGCTTCTAGTTTCTGAAATGAAGGAATTTTCTGATCCAAAGAAAAGCGAGCAAGTCAAAAAAGACATTCGTAGCTATGGAAAAGCAATAGGATTTACAGATCAAGAATTAGCACAAGTATATGACCACAGGCACGTTATGGTACTGCATAAAGCAGCTCAATGGGATAAGCTACAAAAAGCTAACCCAAGCGTTAATAAGAGATTAGTTAATGCGCCAAAAATGGCCAAGAAAGGCAACAAAGTTGCTAAAATTTCAACTGTAAACAAACAGAAAAACAGACTCAAAGAGTCAGGCACTATTGCTGATGCTACTGAGTTATTCAAAAACTTTATTTAAAAGGAAACATACAAAATGGCAGCAAACACATATAAAACCTACGATACCGTTGGTATCAGAGAGGATTTACAGGATGCAATCTACTCGATTTCTCCTACAACTACTCCGTTTATTTCAACAGTGGGTAGAAGTAAAGCAAAAAATACATACCACGAATGGCAAACAGATTCACTTTCTGACGTGGATCTTACTAATGCTAAAATTGAGGGAGCTGATGCAGAGGCAGCAGTTTTAACTCCTACAACTCGTGTTGGTAACTATACACAGATTTCTGACAAGGTAATTAGCGTTTCCACAACAGATAATGTGGTAGACAAAGCTGGTCGTTCTACAGAAACAGCATACCAACTAGCTAAAGCATCATCAGAGCTAAAACGAGACATGGAAGCAATTGTCCTGTCAGATCAAGCACAAAATGCTGGTAGCAATTCTACACCTCGTAAACTAGGTGGATTACAATCTTGGATTACAACTAACGTTGTAGACACAGCTGGTGCAGCTCCTACAGAAGATAACCTAAACGAAGCAATGCTAAAAGCATACACTGCTGGTGGTGAGCCAACAATGTTTTTAGTATCTCCGGCAACTAAACAGGCTGTTAGCAAATTTGCTGGGATTGCAGAACAACGATTTATGGCACCTGGTAACAAGCCAACAACTATCGTTGGAACAGCAGACGTTTACATGTCAGACTTTGGCACACTAAACGTAGTTCCAGATAGATTCTGTCCAGATGAAGTATCATTTATTGTTGATTCATCTATGGCTAACATAGCTTATTTACGTCCGTTTAAACAGACTAAGTTAGCAAAAACTGGTGATTCAGAAAAAACAATGATGAATGTCGAATGGACTTTGGTTTGTAAAAACCAAGAAGCCCATGCTATGATGACTGATTTAACTTAATCTAAAAATTAAGTGAGTAATAGCCCCTTCGGGGGCATTACCTTTAAGGGAAAATATGAAATCATTTACAGATAAAGATATAAACAAAACCACATCGGTGGGATTGAATGCAAAAGATGAAATTGTTATTGAACAATCACAAGACGTAAGCGATCTTGTAGAACAGAACAAAAAAGAATACAACAATGCGGAGAGCAAATGGTCAGACAAATTATTTGGCAATAAAGTTGCCAGTATACCATTCGCAGCAGTCGATTTATTGAATAAACAAGGAGTCATGAAGGGATTTGAGGTACGAGACCAAAAGCGTTTCTTTGCTTGGTTAAACGACCCTGAAAACCTATACTTTCGCACAAAACCGGGACACTTATAAATGCCAGCTTTTACAAGTTATACGAACTTAAAACAAAATATTGCAGACTATCTAGCCCGTCAAGATTTGACGACTCAGATACCTATGTTTATTAGTCTTGCTGAAAAAAGATTAAATCGTGATCTACGACTTAGACAGACTTTGCAACAAAGCACATATTCTATGGATAGTGGCTTTGAGATTCCAACACCGGCAGATTTTTTGGAAATGCAAGATTTACATTTGGTTGCCAACCCTATCATTCCACTCACATACCAAACAGTATCACAATTCTATAGAAGAAATGGCAATAGCCAGCAAGGCTATCCAGTTAATTACACACTAGTTGCGGATAACTTTGTACTAGCTCCACAGCCAACAGGCGCAACAACTGCAAATATGACTTACTATAAGATACCAAAAGTGCTATCAGACACTAATCCTTCTAACGAATACTTAGATGTATGCCCAGATTTACTGTTATATGCAAGTCTTGCAGAGAGCGCTCCTTACTTGCTTGATGATGCTAGACTAGCTACATGGCAAGCAATGTATGCAGAAGGACTCGCATCAGTTACTAAATCAGACGAACAGTCTACATTCCCGGCTCAGCCACTCTCAATTCAAATATCATAGGACACAACATGGATTTTACAAATTACCTCGCAGACAGACTCGTTAAGGCAACCGTCGGAGACGTATCTTACACAGCGCCAACCGCAGTTTACTTAGGTTTATATACGGCAGACCCAACCAAAGCTGGTTTTTCTTCTAACGAAGTAGACGCAGCATCATACAACAGACAGGTTGTTAAGTTTTCAGCTCCAAAAGATGGAGTAGCTACTAATGACTCTCAAATTGATTGGAGTACAGCAACAAGTAACTGGGGAAATGTTGGTTGGATATCAGTCATGGATGCACCTTCTGGTGGCTTTATGCTTTACTACACAGCACTAGATAATGCTAAAGAGATACTCTCTGGTGACCAATTTAAGATTGATGTAAACAAATTACAACTAACATTAACATAGGATAATAAAATGGCATTAGCAATCAAGGACCGAATATACCAAGAGACTTCGACAGAAGGGACAGGCACACTAATCTTAACAGACATTAAAGAAGGTTACCAAGGGTTTGTTGCTCTTGCTAATGGTTCACAAACTTACTACTGTATTACTAATGATGAATCTTGGGAAGTAGGACAAGGACAGTATATAAATGATGGAACAGATACGTTGTCAAGAACGTTGTTATCTTCTTCAACTGGAGCTTTGTTAGACCTTAAAGGTAATTCAAGTGTGTTTTGTACGTACCCAGCAGAGAAGGGTGTGCTTTTAAACCTTGATGGCAATATACAACTTCCAAATGTTAATACTAGATTTAAAAACATAACTAGCGACCAAGTTACCTCACCTGTCGTTATAACTGAAGCAGTTATTGTTGATGGTACTGCTGGAACTGAAGGTGATTTAGCCAAGCTATTAGATGTTTATACTAAAGATGAAATAAAAGACATAGAGGAAGCTCAGAATAAAGAGATTGCAGAGACATATCTATCTAAAGTAGATGGTGGTACTATTAAAGATTCAGTGATTATTGATGAGCCTACGCAAGATGTTGCTTACAGTTCCTTCAGTATAATGGGTAGAATTGATGGAACTAACGGCAGAACGTTATTGAAAGATTTTCATTATTCAAAAACAGATACTGAAAAAAATGATGGAGTACAATACTTTGGTACACAGATAGGCGATAGTTCTATAATGAATCAAGGACAAATAAAGAGCTTAATTGGAAGTACATCGTTACCTATTACAGGTGGTGAAGGCTTTGAGATGCAAGGCAACTTAGATATGGGTGACCATAGAATAATAAGTATGTCTGACCCAATTAAAAATAGTGATGCAGCAACTAAATTTTATGTAGACTTACAAAATAAAGGACAGGACAAAGTATCATTATATATTAAAGAAGCAACAAGAAGAACTGATGGCGGAATTGATGAAAACCAATTTGTAACAAACAGTGACTTCCAAGCAACAACTGATGAGTTTTACTTCTTAAATGCTTATAACGCACAACAAGTAAGGAAGAATGTTAACGACTATGAAACAAGCCGCACAGCAAAGATAACTATATACGCAGCAGAAGATGGACAAAAAGTATACACAGGCTTTATTAAGAGCATTGTTGCAGAAGGTGGAAACGCAAAAGTAACTACAAATCCATTATTTGTAAAGGTTAATTATGCTTGGTCATTTTCATTAAAGGCTTACGCTGTAGTTATTGAAAACTTAGTTGAGAGGGACGGCACGGTAAGGGACACATTAAAACAAACAAAAGAGGTTAAATAATGGCAATTAAAATATACGGAAACGAAATTGTCTTTCCAGATGAATCAAAACAAACAACCGCTTTCACAGGTAAGGTTGAAGATGTCTACACTAAAGAACAAATCGATGCTCAACAGAAAAAACAAGATGATGCTATTGTAGAAAATAATGATGAAATAGCTAGACAACAAATTGAGATAAGCAACCAACAAACAAGTATAGATAAGAACACAGGTGACATAGACACAGAGGCTGACAGAATAACAGCCAATACTACTGAGATTGCTACAAAGGTAGATGAAGCACCAGATGACGGTGAGACTTATGGGCGTACTAATAAAACATGGACAAGTATTGGTGGCAGTGCTGGTATACCTGATGCACCTGTAGATAATGTTCTATATGGCAGAAAGAATGGTGAATGGGACCCTGTAGCTGATGCTGGTGATATATATACTAAAGCACAGACAGATGACTTGTTAGATGAAAAAGCTGATAAAGCAACAACTTACACTAAAGCAGAAGTTAATGCTTCACAGGCTACACAAGATGATGCTATAGCTAATAACACTATTGCAATAAATGCAAACACAGATGCTATTGCTGCTTTACCAGCCCCTGTAGATGCTTATACTAAATCTGAATCAGATGCCATAGATAATGCTCAAAATACTGAAATACAAGCTAATACTGACGCTATTGCAGCACTTCCTACTCCTGTAGACACATATACTAAATCTGAAATAGACACACAGCAAGGCTTACAAGACGATGCAATCACTGCTAATGAAAATAACATTACAACTAATTCATCTGATATCGCTAAAAACACTGCTGATATACTTACTAACAATGGAAACATTGCAACAAACTCATCTAATATAGCTAGTAACACAATTAAAACAGAGAATAACGCTCTTGCTATTGGTGAGTTATCAGAAGAGGTATCAACAAACACAACAAATATTTCAACAAATACAGGAAATATATCTACTAACACAGGAAATATATCTAGTAACACATCAGCTATTGGTACACTATCTGGACAAGTAGGACAAAACTCAGAAAATATAGCAGAGCTACAAGATAGCATATTCTTTACTTCAGCTTATTCTGCTGACTATCCAGAAGCTCCAAATAGAGACCCTGGAGATGGAAATATGTATTTACAAAATGTAGCTTTGTTTACATATAGCTATGCAGAAGCAACACAAATCTTTGCATCTAAGACTGACGAAGCGGGAAATGTGCGCCAATTCACTGCTATTAAACCTGGTGATTCAATTGTGCTTAATGAAGTCCAATCACCCAACTACGGAAGATACGAACTTGTTAGCATTGAAGATGTAACAGGTGATTATGTTGTAATGAATGTGACCCCAATGTTAGGACAAGGCACAGTAATTACAGGTGCTAAAGTAGCTTTTCAAGCATTTCCTAAACCGGGTACTGACAATATATGGACAGAATCAGTCAATGATGTTTACTTTACTAATAACAATAATGGGTTCTATGTTAATACATCACAGTCAAACTCAGTTAATTTAATTGGATATAATGGTACAGACTTTAATGACATATGGTTAAGAGGTGTAAATACTCCTAACACAGGCGTTGGTGCTTTAACTGATGGAAGAATCATGATGCCAGATGTTGCAAACACCTCAACAGGAGAAGCTCCTAATTTAGTTATTGATGATGACGGGCAAATAATAAAATCTACTGTAATAGCTTATTCAAGAAAAGAGGTAGAAGGATTAGTAAATGCTAAAGATGAAATCATTGATAAACTAACAGAAAGATTAGACGCATTAGAAAAGAGAGTTAAGTAATGTTTGGATTTACAAGCTTTGCTGGTTCACCATTTGCATCAGTAGGTGGTGGAGCAATTCTGAAGTCTGACG